TATACCGAGCACTTGCAGTTTTTATCTGCTTGTGATCGTCACCAACCAGCCAAGGACATAGTATCACATCATCTTGTTCAAACCAATCGTTACATATTTTTAGATTTGGAATATGCTTTGCCCATTCAAAACTGTAGATGTCACGTTTGTCACGATAGTACAAGTCATGATTGCCAGTTATGAAATATGTTATATCAAAACTACGAGAAAGGTTTTCTAATGCACGTAAACTGTGGTGCATGGTTTGCAAACTTAGACTGGCTCTGTGATGATGCCAGTCGCCCATGAATATTGCAGTCTCGCAGTTGTGTAACTTTCCTTGTTGTACTGCCCATTCAACAAATTGTTCACAGTCTTGATTGTGCATGATGCTATTGCTTTTCATGCCAAAGTGAATATCTGTAAACACGAGAGCTTTTTTAAACAAACCCATGTGTATTCCTATTTTTTAGTCGCTTCTGGTTGTAGTTTTTTTGCATCTGGTGAGTTGTTAAACTGTCTTGTCCAACTTGGATTCAACCCATTTTGTTCAAGTATATCATCTCTTATGTTTTGGTTTTTCTTTTCTATGTTCAACACTCTGGTAAAACTATTTGTGATGGTTGCGGTATAGTATGCAAATGGATTTTGCGACTTGCTCTCATCAAATTGTAGCCCAATTTGACTAAGTTGCAACAGTGCTTGTCCACGCATTTCTTCGTTATATGTATAACCACGCCAGTTTGACCTTGTTGCATAACGTTCACACAGTTTTATAAACATGTGTGCTAGTTTGTCTGTCATTTTGCCATGATCTTTTGAAAAATATCCGTTTTCCATACCACCAATCCAATGTGATTTGCCAACAACATATGGCACACGATTTTCATCAATCATGTAGTGCCAAAAAGGAGGAAAGTTTAATTTAACATAGTTGAGATCTTGTTCAACGTCGCTCATAAGTTCTTGTAATCCATCATCTTCGATGTCCACATCGTCCATTTCTAGAAGTTCTTCAAGTTTGGATTTTTTCTTTTGCTGTGCTTTGGTGAGTTTCTTTGGCACCATTGGGATATGATCCCAGCAAATTACTCTGAATACCAATTCTTGATTGTTAAGTTTAACAGGATCAACAATCTCGCCAGTTTCTCTTTTGATACGATCTGCTTTATTGCGTCTTGCTTCTGCAACAGTACGTTGATTAATTTTGTCAACACTTGGTAAAATTATATCATACTGTGCATATTCACGTTCTAAATATGAACAGAAAGTGTTTTTGCTTTTCCAAACTTCTTTCAGTATGTCTCTGTTGTTTAGATAGTTTACTTTTCTAGGTGTTCTCACCTGTGGCATACGATTCTCCTTAGCCTAATAACTGTAACATTATACAACATTACTTATCAGAAGTCAATCATTAACTACGCAGTTTTTGGTGAGCATAAATAAGACTATAGGAGATAACATGGCTGGTTACGATCCAAAAAAAGCCGCTAGAATGAACGCACTAGCACAACAGTATCCAAAGGCACCTCTTGGTACTTTGTTTGATTTGGCTAATATTCCTTCAAGTGAATATGGCAACTACACAACTGATAGCGTGGGTACACGTGCGGCTAATGCTAACTTTGGTCGTGTAACCAGTGAACGCTCGCAGAATGTTCAATCAACTGATACTCCAAGGACGACTCCTGGATCAGGATCTGCATTTACTGGTACAACTACACCAACACCAACTGTAACATCGCCATCAAGTTCAACATCAAATACAAGAATAAATCCAGTTACAGGTAGGCCGTTTACAACACCTACAACTCCAACAGTAACATCACCAGCCTCATCAGAAACTGTAACAAATACCACAGGCTCGGGCACTGCATTTCAAGGCGGTGGTACTATTGCAAGTCAAGCATTTAGCGATAGAACACCAGCTCCTGACCCATTTCCAGCACCACCGCCACCTAGGCCAGTACAACCTCAAGATTCAGATGTAGATTTTACTGATGCATATGGAGAAAATTATAGGCAAGCAACACCTATACCTGCACCAGTAGTAGAGTCAAATAATACAGAAGTTGATTTTGCAGATCCTTATAGCGAGAATTTTAGAAATCCTCAGCCAATACCAGTAGATACTAGACGTCCTGGTACACCGCCTAGTCCGTATCTTGACGATTTTCCAGATGATAATGTAAATGTTGAACAACCTACTCCTAGACCGGATATAAATGCTCCTGCACCACCTCCATCCAGACCAGCACAAGAAATATCCCAAGTTGACGACTTTGGTGGTACTGGTATTACACAAGTTGATGACTTTGGCGGGCCTAGTCGTAATATAACACAGGTTGATGATTTCTCTGGATCTGCAGTTCCACCACAAGTTGATGATTTTGCAGAATTTCAAGCACCAGCACAAGTAGACGACTTTGCTGAGTATCAAGCACCAGCACAAGTAGACGACTTTGCTGAAATTAACACACCAGCTCAAGTTGACGATTTTGCTGGATATTCAAACAACGACTTTGGTGCAGAGGACCCAGGTTTAGATGCATTTGGACCTGGACCAGAACCAGCACAAGTAGACGACTTTGCTGATTATAGCAACAACGACTTTGGTGCACAAGTAGATGACTTTGGTGAGATAAACACACCTGCTCAAGTAGACGACTTTGATGAATACAGTAACAATGACTTTGGTATAGCAGATGAAGAAGACTTTAGTGACTTTGCATCTCCAAATCAAGTAAACCAATTTGGCGTAGACGACTTTGGTGATAACAACCCATTGGGGCAAGTTGATGACTTTGGTGATCCAAGACGTAGTCCTGCCGAAGTCAATCCTTTTGGAGTAGACGACTTTGGTGACGGTGAAGTTGCACAATTTGATGAGTTTGGAAATCCAATATTAGCACCTGAAGATCGTGTTGACAATGATGGTGAAAGTCTTGTAGGTGACGACCCAGTTGGTGAAATAGATGATGAAACAGTTGCACCTGGTGATGCTACGGCAGGTCTCGATGGACCAGAACAGGCCGCACTTGATGCACAAGCACTGAAAGAAAAAGCTAGACAACAACAAACTGTTAATGAAATGCGAGAAGCATCTGGTGTAAAAAACGCAGATGGCGATTGGCGTGTTAAGCTCCGTCTAGCTCCGCAAGCAACCTATCTGTACAAAGCACCTGATCCGGGCATACTTGCACCATTAGCTATTACTGATGGAATTATTTTTCCATATACACCCACTATAGACGTACAGTACAGAGCAGAGTACAATGCGTATTCGCCAACACACAGTAACTATCAACATTATTTTTACAAAAATTCAAGTGTACAAACTGTACAACTTCAAGCAGAATTTACTGCACAGGATACTGTTGAAGCAGAATATCTTTTAGCATGTATACATTTTCTAAAAAGTGCAAGTAAAATGTTCTACGGACAAGATGCACAACGAGGTTCGCCTCCGCCTTTGTTATATCTCACAGGGTTAGGAGAATATCAGTTCAACGAGTCCCCTTGTGCAATTACTGAATTTAACTACAACCTACCTAGTGATGTTAACTATATACGTGCAAGAAGTAGACATATAAACAGGGATGATCAGTTGCAGTTTCAAAAACCTCTAGCAACTGCAACTTCAAATGGCAATTTTAGTGCATTAAACAGGCTTAAGACCGCAGTAACAAACGCACTTAACGGGGGCAGTGAACCATTGCAGGCAGGTGCTCAACCTTTTAAGCCATCGCCAGGAAACTTAGGATCAAAAGGTGCTACCTATGTACCAACCAAGATGTCAATGACTATTAACCTCTTACCAATCGTAAGTAGACAAGCAGTCAGTCAAGTGTTTAGCCTTCAAGAATACGCAAATGGTAACCTAATCAAGAAAGGATTCTGGTAATGGCCAATTCCTATGCAAGTACAAGTCCATATTTCGATACTCCAATAGTTCAAAATCAATATCTTGGCGTTATGGTTGATAGACCAATACCAAAACTCATTGATGATTTAAGTTTTACCATTAACGAAACTTATAACCTGCGTCCTGATCTTTTGGCATTTGACTTATACGGTGATTCAAATCTTTGGTGGGTATTTGCACAACGTAATCCAAATCAATTGCAAGATCCTTTGTTTGATTTTACAATTGGCACAACAATTTATCTGCCTCAAGAAGCTACACTAAAATCAGTATTAGGAATCTAATATGACAACTCCGGCAGAATTAAATGCAGCCAGGCTCACCCAACAACTTGAAATAAATCGCCAAAAACTTGCAGTAAAAAGTTTGCAACAACAAGCACGTACTGGTGCGAGATGGAGCAACATTACTGATGAATGGAACAAAAGTGACGAAAGTGTAAAACTAACAAGAAAAACGTTACAAAATCTCAATGGGCAAAATGAAGGGCTAAAAAACCAACCTGGATACGTAACTACCAAATCAAAAATTACACAGAACATTGTAGAAACAAATGTTCTTTCAAGCGAACTAGGCGAAGTACGTACAACAACTCAAAAAAATGAAAACAGTTTTGAAGTAACAAATAATCTACCACGTAATAGTGCTGGGTCAATTGTAAAAAATGCATCGATTGCATCTGTTGAGGATGGAAGATTTACTACACCTATTGCTGGAAACAATTTCTTTTTTGACGATGTTGAGCAAGAAGTTAAACCTGTTATTGACAGTTTGAATAAACCTTCAAATGCAACTCAAAGCAACCTAAGAGTATTCGAAGATCAACAACTTGGAGATAACAAAGGTTCAGGATCAACTAGCACTGTAGGTGGTGCAACTCCTGTTGTAAAACTTTCGCAGACACAAAATCGAGGAGTTATAGGTCCAAATGGTGGTCCTACAATTGTACAAAGTGGCGGTGCTGGCGGTGCTGGCGGTGGCTCTTTAGCACGTGCAACTGATGATGATGCAACCACTGTAACATCTAATAGTGTTGGTACTGCTAGTCAAGTGGTTGAAGGTAGAGTCGCTGTGGCTGCTGAATTCATGAAACCAATAGTAGCAAAACCAAATAAACTGGCTGCACTGGCAAGTCAAACATACAGTATTTCAATCTATATTATGAACATGGATGAGTACAAACAGTTGTTAGCAACAGATAAAAAAACTTTACCTACTGACCAGTTGATTATACAGTCAGGCGGTGCTCCTGTTGGACAACGTAATGAGTTTTTTGACTTAGATTTTTATGTTGAAGATTTAGAAATACGTTGTGCTATAGGAACACAAGAAACACAATCACCGCACAATGTTCAAACTATGAAATTCAACATCCTTGAACCACAAGGTATAACATTTCTAAGTAGACTATCGCAGGCTTGTGCGGCACATGAAAACATTGAAAACGTAAATGTAAATTCACAAACTTTTTTGATGGTTATAAGATTCTATGGCTATGATGACCAAGGCAATTTAATAAGCAGTGATCCTGCTAGTGGTGATGAACAAACCAGCGATCCTAATGCATTGGTAGAAAAATTTGTTCCGTTCCAATTTTCAAATATAACCTATCAAATTAAAACAGAGGCCGTGGTGTACAGCGTTGAAGCCACGGTACCGCAAACCACTGTTGGATATTCAACTGCAAGAGGAACAATACCTTTTAACTTTCAACTTAGTGCCGCTGACGTACAAACACTATTCAACGGAAACACTCAGTTGGTCGATATTCAAAGACAACAGGTTGATACTGATGATGATGAGGCATTAGAAGTTGCTGAACGTACTCCACCAGCAAAGAAAGTTGGACTTACTGACAGAACAGTCACCCAGGGTTTAGCAACGGCGTTAAATCAACATCAACGTGATATTGTCGAAAAGAAAGGATACCTGATTGCAGATGAATATGTGATTGAATTAGAAGATGTTGCCGGACTTAAAGATGCTAAAATGAAAAAACAAGGTACTGTGGATAAAAAACGCACCGCATTTGAAAAAAGCAGTGATCCAAATCAAAAGCTCAATCAAAACAAACAAGCCCTGGATGTTAACAGTAGAGAATATAGTATTACTGCTGGTACACAAATAACACAATTAATTGACCAAGTGATGAAAAATAGCACCTATATTACTGCACAACAGACAGTTGCCTTTGATGAAGTAACAGGAAAGCGTATTGAAAATCCTCCCGTGAAAACTGTGCAATGGTATAAAATAACACAGACTGCTACACCAATTGGATATGACAGGAAACGTAATGATTTTGCTTACAGAATAAAATATTTTATCAGTAGATATCAAATCAATACTCCTCGTAGTCCATATTTTCCTCCAGCAATGTACAGAGGAGCACACAAAATATTCAACTATTGGTTCACTGGGCAAAACACAGAAGTAATAGATTTTCAAATTGATGTAAACAGTAACTACCTACAGTCAATTGGCAAAGACGGTTTAAATGACGAATCAACCACAGTAGTCGGAGATGCACGTTTTGCAGAAAAGAAATTTTTTGAAACGGCTCCAAACAGTAGTATGCAAGGTGGTGAAGGAGAAAGTACAAGACCTGCAGCAGAATTAGCATCAAGATTATATGATCCAGCAGACGTTGCAAAAAGTGAAATCACAATAGTAGGTGATCCTGATTTTATAACACAAAGTGAAATTTTTTACAACAATGTTACGCTTGGAAGTTTTGAAGCAGATGGTAGTGTGAATAGTAATGCAAGCGAAGTGCTTTACGAAATACGTTTTAACCGAGTAGTTGATTATGATTATGCAACAGGGCTGACTCCTGTGTTTAAAGAAAACTTATCAAAGAGTGGCATTACTGGCGAAACAAATATTGCACAAGAAAGCATAGTATTTACTGGTGTTGAAATTTTTAACTATTTCAAAAACGGACAGTTCACACAAAGGTTACACGGAGCCATTAGAACATTTGATACAGCAGTTGATAGTCCAGAACAAAAGAAAGCACAATCGAATGTTGTTGAAGAGCAACCAGGATTAGATGCATTTGGCGGTGCAGGTGAAACTGTACGGCCAACAAAAAAACCAGCGGCACCGGTAGGGTCTAGAGGTAGTGGTGAGTTTCTTGATCCTAGAGGTCGTAAACAGGCAGCACCAACTGGTGTAAATCAAGTTCCTGATTATATCTCTGGAAGTACAAGAAGCAGTGGGCCTACTCCAGTGAATAATACTGCAAGTAAAACTGTTCCCTATACAAGTGCAACAGTAAATAATGCAACAACAAGAAGAATTGCTGAATCAGGAATCAACGGCGATGTTGATTACACAGGCTCAACTATAGATACAGACACAGACAACTGGCAACCTCCGGTACAGCCTAAACCAGGAAGCAACACAATTAGTGATGACGCTGGTACCAACAGTGGGTTTAGAGGATCGTTGTTGAAAAAGAAAACGCAACGTTCCTTAGAAAGATCAAATCGTAGAGTAAAGGCTGGAGCAAAAGTAGTTGGCGGCGGTGGAGCTGGCACTAATTCAAGTGCATTTAGATAAGAGGTTATAAATGGCAAGTGAAAACTATCAAAGAAGTAGAGGCGTCCAATCTAACTATAAGCAAGATGTTGGAGGAACACCTGCTGAAAGCGGTCCGTTTATTGGAGAAGTTACAAATAATGTAGATCCAACACGCAGTGGTCGATTGCAAGTTTTTATAACACATTTAGCTGGTTCAGATAAAAACAATAAAAGTCTTTGGCGAACAGTAAGTTACCTAAGTCCTTTCTATGGAGTTACGCAACAAAGTGCACCTCAACCTACAGGCCCGGGTAGTTTTACAGGTAATAATCAAAGTTATGGATTTTGGGGAACACCACCAGACTTAGGAACAAAAGTATTGTGTTTCTTTGTAGATGGGGATCCAAGCAAAGGTTACTATATGGGTATGCCAATAGAACCTGGACTTAATCACATGCTACCAGCAATTGGAGCAAGTGACAAGTACGTAGATGATAGTAATAGTCCTCTGTTTGCAAACAAAAAAAAATTACCTGTGGTTGAGATCAATAATTCAAATCCTGCAATAAGTGAAAATCCAAGATTTTTTGAAGAAGTAAAACCAGTGCATAGTGTCCTTGCTGGACAAATGTTAGCACAAGGTGTAATAGCGGATCCACTGCTTGGACCTATAACATCAAACAGTCAACGTGAATCTCCTAGTGCATGCTTTGGTATTAGTACTCCTGGGAGGGCAGTATACTCGGGTGGATTAACAGATGCACAGTTACAACAAAAAATAAACAGTTCAACACTACAAGCAAATGAAGTTAATGTAATTGGCCGTAAAGGCGGACATAGTTTGGTAATGGATGACGGTAGTCAGGCCAACGAAGACAATTTAATTAGATTGCGTACCAGTGGCGGACATCAGATAATGATGAACGATACACCCGATGGACAAACAATACATATTATGCATGCTAATGGACAAAGTTGGGTTGAACTAGGCAAGGAAGGCACTATAGATGTCTATGCCTCAAATAGTTTAAACATAAGAAGTGCTGGTGAAATCAACATGCATGCAGATAAAAATATAAACATAAACAGTGAAACTGGCAGTATAAACATGCATGCAAAGACCTCTATGAGTTTGGAAAGTGCTGGTCTCAACCTCACAGGTACAAATAGTTTATTGGCCTATAGCAAAAGCATGATTGGATTGAAAAGCGACAGCTCAATGATGTTGAAAAGCAATACTGGAAGTTGGGGTGCTGGATCAGCACTTACACTTGAAGCAGGTTGTATCAAACTAAACAGTGGATCTGCAGGCGATGTGCCCAAGGCTCAAGAAATTCCAAAACTTAGATTGCCTGATACAAAGTTCTCACCGCAACAAGGTTGGATACCCGAACCATCTGCAATAGAAACAATTGCCACAAGAGTACCAACTCATGAACCTTATGCTGAAAGAGGCACAGGAATAAACACAACTACAAATTTGTCCAATACTAGTACGACGGTGCCTTTGGAGCCAAAAACACAAGAAGCAATCAACAAAACTGAAACTACAGAAATTAAAAAGATCGAAAAGGGCGATTATGAAAAGCAAGCCAATGCAACTAATAACGTTGGTAAAATACCGCCTGAAAAAGTAACAGGTATGTTGGCCCAATCTAGTAAACAAGTTGAGCAGAAGGCAAACGAAATATCAAACTCTAAAGGAGTAGGTAAATTTGGATTCAGTGCACCTGAACTAGAAGATGCTGGATTTTTAAAACCTGGTACCAGTGACTTCTTTTTGAAAGATGCTACCAGTGACCTCAGTACTGTTCTTAGCAGTTCAAGTGTATGGACCGGTAACCAAGGAATAAATGGTGTTAGTGATTTTCTAAACAATGAAACCATACAAGACATAACAAAAACTGATTTGTTCACCAAAGGACTTAATGGCTTGCAAAATGCAGGTGTTGTTACAGGCTTAGAAGACGACGCTGATCTGGCTGGTTTAGTCAGTGGTGCTAGTAAGTTTGGAGTTGATGCTGTCAAAAAATGGACACAAGGTAGTGCAGTACTTGGTAAAACACTTAATGGGGCACTAAGCGGAAATATCACTGCTGGACAAATGAATGAGCTCGTCAAAGGCGGACAGTATGCAGTTAATCTTACTACACAAAAAATCAGCAGTGAAATACAAGGGTTTACCAAAGGATCATCAGGAGCAACTGGTACTGTAGTTCGTACTGAAATTGATACAGCAGTACAGTCAGTGATTGCTAGTCAAAAAGTCACTGGAATAAGCACATAAATACGTTATGACATCAGTAATCGGATATAGCACAGTTGGCAGGTTTAAAAATTATACACTAACTGATTTTGAACTCATTAAAGCTGACCTCTTGAATGCACTTAATATAAGGCAAGGCGAAATGCCTGGCAGACCTGATGTTGGTACAACAATGTGGAGTCTAATATTCGAACCACAAAATGCACAAACATCACAGGCTATAATCACTGAACTACAACGTGTTGTAGCACAAGACCCAAGAATAGAAATTTCAGATATAAATGTTTTTGCACAAGAAAATGGTTTTTTATGTGAACTTGAAGTACAAACCATTGCAGGACAGGATGCAAATACATTAACTGTATTCTTTGACAATCAACAACAACGAGCCGCATACTCAGACGTCTAGTATAAACTACGTAGTTTATTTTGTAGATAAATACTAGGTAAGGAAATACACATGGCTAAGACTACAAGACAAACTAGTATATTTGGGGTTGAGGATTGGAAGAGAATTTACCAAACTTACCGCGAAGCAGACTTTCAAAGTTATGACTTTGAAACACTACGTAAGAGCTTTATAGACTACATTCGTTTATATTACCCAGAGAGTTTTAACGACTATATTGAGTCAAGTGAATTTATAGCACTGCTTGATGTTATGGCATTTATGGGCCAAGCTGGTAGTTTTAGAAATGACCTAAACACAAGAGAGAATTTTATCGACACTGCTGAACGTAGAGACAGTGTCAATCGACTAGCAGAACTAGTAAGTTACACACCAAAGCGTAACACTGCAGCATCAGGCTTTTTAAAAGTACAAAGCATAAGCACCACAGAAGGTGTAGTTGACTTTACTGGTGTCAATTTATCAAATATCACAATCAATTGGAATGATACTACAAATGCAAATTGGTTAGAACAATTCACAGTTATAATAAATGCAGCTTTGGATAACAGTCAGCGTTTTGGACGTCCAGCAAATTCACAAACTATACTAGGTGTCCAAACAGACGAATATGCTATAAATCTACTGCAAGGATTCTTGCCAGTGATACCGTTTACAAGCACAATAAACGGAACTTCAATGGGTTTTGAAGCAGTATGTGCTACATCTCAAAACAAAACATATGTATACGAACCTTCACCTGCTCCAAATGGGGCATTTAACATATTGTATAGAAATGATAAACAAGGTTATGCTAGTGCAAACACTGGCTTTTTCTTTTTATTTAAACAAGGAAGTCTACAAGATTTAGATTTTAATTTAGGAGAAAGAATATCAAACAGGGTTGTAAATGTCAACATCGAAGGAATCAATAACGAAGATGTTTGGTTATATCAACTTAATTCTCAAGGAAATATTGAGAATGAATGGGAATATGTTGAAAACATATACTCAGGTGCAGTTGAAGAGCTTACTCCTGAGCAACGTCGGTACTTTACAATAAGTTCTAGAACAAATGATCAAATCAATTTAAACTTTGGCGATGGCGTGTTTAGTAGCATACCAGTTGGCAGTTTCAGAACTTATGTACGTGCTAGTAACGGATTAAGTTATATTATCAATCAAGATGAGATGCAAAACGTAACTATCTCGATTGGCTATGTAAGTCGTACAGGTAGGAATGAAACACTTACTTTTACATGTGCTTTGACACAACCAGTAAGCAATGCCGCTAATAGAGAAAATATTAACGATATTAAACAACGTGCTCCTGCTAGATTTTATACGCAAAACAGAATGGTAAACGGTGAAGATTACAATAATTTTCCATATACACTTTATTCAACTATAATCAAGTCCAAAGCCGTAAACAGAAGCTCAATTGGTACTAGTAGATACTTGGATCTTGTTGATATCACTGGAAAATATTCAAGTACAAATGTTTTTGCTAGTGATGGCATGATATACGAAAATACTGCTGTGCCAAGTTTTACTTTTACATTTGTTGATCAAAATGATATTACTGATGTTATTGTTAATCAAGTTGAACCTGTAATATCAAGTAGAGGAATGCAAGAGTTTTACTATCAAAACTTCACACGTCCTTCGTTAACAGTATTAAATCTAAACTGGAGCCAGAGTACCACAAGTAACAATGAAACCACTGGATTTTTTAGGTTTGTATCGAACAATGCACCTGCACCAGTTGGACCGCAGGCAAGTGACAATAAGAAATATATTGCTCAAGGCGGGCTGGTAAAATTTACTCCACCAACTGGACAATATTTTACTGCTACCAATAGGCTTGCAGTTGGATCTCCAACATTACCTGGTGATAAAATGGTGTTGTGGGCAACTGTTACTGCATTAGAACTTGATGGTACAAATTTTGGAGTTGGTAATAATGCTGATGGCACAGGTCCTGTAACACTTAATAATTTTATTCCAACTAATGCAATTCCAACAGAGGTTATTCCAAACTTTATTACAGATTTACCAACCGCAATCGAAACCACAATGCGTGAAAACATTGAATTGTATCGAGATTTTGGATTAGGATATAATAATTTAACCGGAACTTGGTATGTAATCACAACCACAAACTTAAATCCAGCCATTACTTTTAGTCTTACAAATGCACAAAACACTTCAGGTACAGGTTTAGACAATAGTTGGTTGGTTGCTTTTGAAACTGATGGAGTAACTTACACAGTAAGTTCACGTAGTTTACAGAGATTTTGGGCTAGTGTTTTAGAAACACGGTTTTTCTATGATGGTACACAAAAAGTTTATGATCCAAAGACAGGCACAGTGATAAATGATTTTATTAATGTCTTAAAAACGAACAACTTACCCGATAGCAGTGCAACACTTAACAGTGATGAAGTTTTAGACATTATTGACCAGCCTGTAGAAGCAGATGGTTTTGTAGATGACTTTAGAGTCAGAATATCATACAAAGATTCTGACAATGACGGTATACCAGACAATCCAGATTATTTTCAAACACTTGTTGCTCCAACTGTCAACCCGAACAACAAGAGAATCTATTTGCAACAGACAATTGACTTTGATAACTTAGAAAGATATTTGCCATTAGCAGAAGGTGTAGTAATTGGTTCTTTTGCAACAAAATCTGCAATTGAACTTGTGAAAAGCGAGTATGCAGACAAGCAAGTGTTTTATGCATATACAGACGAAAAGTTCTATCAACTGACAGTTGACTATGAAGGAACAAGAACTATAGTACTAGTAACTGGATACCAAACATATACAGGAAGGCAGGGATTGTATTTTCAGTATCGCCACAATGCTCCGTTGAGTAGACGTATTGATCCAGGCACAACAAATATCATTGATTTGTATCTAGTAACACAATCATATTATATTGCTTATCAAAATTACATACGCGACAGTACAGGAACTGTAACTGAACCAACAAAACCTACAATCGACGAACTAACAACTAGTTATAGTACACTTGATCAATACAAGATGATCAGTGATAATATTATTTTAAATAGTGTAACTTTTAAACCGTTGTTTGGAACAAAAGCATCAGTTGAACTACAAGCCACTATCAAGTGTGTAAAAAATACAGCAAGTACTGCTAGTGTTAGTGAAATTAAAAGTCAAGTTGTTAGTGCAATGAACACTTATTTTACTATAGAGAACTGGGATTTTGGTGATACGTTTTTCTTTAGTGAGCTAAGTGCATATTTACATGACAGATTAGGAAGTATTATTAGTTCGGTGGTATTAGTACCAACTGATCCTCTTAAATCGTTTGGTGATTTATATGAAATACGCTCACAAGCAAATGAGATATTTGTTAATGCAGCCACAGTTAACGATGTACAGGTAATTGATGCACTTACTGGTACGCAGTTGCGAACTGCACCAAATAGCGGAGTAGTCTAATATGGCTAAGCGTATACGCTCAGAAGATTTTTTACCTGAAATTTTTCAAACACCTGCAAACAAGCAGTTGTTGCGTAGTACTCTTGATCAACTCACACAAAACCCAAAACTCAAACCAACTGAAGGTTATATAGGACGTAAAATAGGTCCTGGAGTTACTGCCAGTGATAGCTACGTACTTGAACCAACACAAACACGCACCAACTATCAACTTGAACCAGGCGTTGTGCAAACAAACGACAATGGCACAGAAATTAAAAATACCATTACCTATCCTGGCATAATTGATAGTTTAGCACTCCAAGGTTCTAATACCACACGTGACGATAGATTGTTTGACAGTGAATACTATAGTTTTGATCCAATGGTTGATTTTGACAAGTATGTAAATTTTGGTCAGTACTATTGGGTAGCGGCTGGTCCAGATAGCGTTAGTGTTTTTGCAAACGCTATTCCTATACGAGCAAGTTATGATGTAAAATATGAAAACACAGGTTATACATTCTCAGGTTACTCAGGAACATTGCCAACTATTTCATTAGCTAGACAAGGTGAGTATAATTTCAACGTAAGCGACACAGGACGTAACTTTTGGATCCAATCGCAACCTGGTACATCAGGCGTGTTATCACAACAACCAAATCAAAGTTCAAGAGATGTACTTGGTGTAACAAACAACGGCGACGATTTTGGCACAGTGACATTTAACGTTCCAAGTAATACTGCACAAAATTTTTATTTTACTCTAACCGACATAGGTGCAACTGATTTAGTTGCTAGTACCCTTAACTTTAACCAAATCAATAATCAGTATGTTGATGTATTTTTAGCCGCAAATGGCGGAATAGATGGAATTACAGATCTACAAAATCGCACACTTATTTTTGTAGGAGGACAATCTGATGGGTGGGCAGATGAAGAGCCATTTGATAGTCAAGGATTTGATAATACGGTGTTCTCGGACACTGACCCAATTGATGGCAACGCAAATAGACTTGTACAATGGAGAATAAATTACAACTATGCAGATCCTGAGCGTCCTTTTATGGAACTTACAAAAGTACAAAGTATTGCTAACCTAAGTAAAACTGTAATTGAATATGGTACAAGTAATGCTGGAAAAACATGGTACAAGAATGCAGATGGTGTATTTGAATTACAACCATTGATTACTGCAAACCTTGATATACTTTACTATCAAGATGCTAGTGACGAACTAAACTTTGGTGTAATTAGATTAGTTGACCAAGAAAATTTATCAGATTTAAATGTTGATGAAGATATTGTTGGAAAAGCAACATATACATCTCCTAATGGAGTGGTTTTTACTAACGGTCTGAAAGTAGAATTTACTGGAGCTATCGTACCAAACTCATACGAAGGTAAAGAATACTACGTAGAAGGAGTTGGCTCTGCAATAGAGCTTTTACCAGTTACTGACTTTGTAACACCAGAAACCTATACAGTAAGTGCAACAACTCCATTTGATAGTTTAGCTTACGACGTCGGCGGATATGACGCAACTGCAAATGCGCCGACTCAACAAGATTACATGACAATAAATCGAGCAAGCATTGATAAAAATGCTTGGAGTCGAAGCAATAGATGGTTCCATATTGATGTGTTAAGATCAACTGCAACCTATAATAATGTAACGCTAGTAATCGACAATAATGCAAGAGCAAAACGTCCAATACTTGAATTTAGAAAAAACCTTAAACTAATCAACAGCGGAACTGAAGGTATAACTCCTGTTGATATAATTGACTTCAGTCAGGAAAATGCCTTTCAAAATGTCAATGGCAGTATAGGTTATAGCGTAGATGGCTATACTCTTATACAAGGTTCAAGAATAATATTTGCTAATGACAATGATTCACAAGTAAAAAACAAAATTTATACTGTGAGTTTTGTTGATTTAAAGGATGGTAGTGCACCAACTATTGATTTACAAGCCGCTAGTTTGACATCACCTGAGGTGCCAATTAACAGCAATCTAGTTGTATTGAGCGGTATTACCGAGCAGGGAAAAAGTTATTATTTTAACGGTACGTCGTGGATAAAAGGTCAGCAGAAAACTGATACTAACCAGGCTCCGTTGTTTGATGTCTTTGATCCCAATGGGTACAGCTACAGCGATACTAGTGTATATCCAAGTACCACATTTCAGGGAACCAAAATATTCAGTTACGCAGTTGGAACAGGTACTACGGATACAATTATTGATCAACCATTGAAATATAGTTCTATTAACAATGTTGGCGATATAGTATTTGATAACAATTTGTATACGGATACATTTACCTATGTAGTAAATGCTAGTAGTTCGACTCAAAAGATTGACACAGGTCTAATAAGACAGTATAACACAAGAACAACGTTTAATAAATTGCTGGGCTGGCAAACACACTTTAACACAAGTGTCCAACGACAAAGTTTCACATTTGATTATACTGGATTACCATTGGTATTAGATATACCCGTTATAACAGATACGTCGCAGGTTCCAGTAAAGGTTTTTGTTGATGGACAATTTGTACTGCCAGATACCTACACATATACTACTAATGCAGATAATGTAACAGATATTACATTCAATCCAAATGTTACTGGTGAACCAAATACTGATCCACCAGTTGGAACAGTCGTTGAAGCTCAAGTTCTTAGTAACAGTGCCAGCACAATTGGTTTTTATACTGTTCCTTCTAACCTTGAATCCAATCCTATGAATAAAAACAGTGAAGGATTCACTCTAGGAACAATAAGAACACACTACGAAACTATCTGTCAAAATCTAGAAGATTTTACTGGTAAGATACACGGAGCAAATAATTTACGTGATCTTGGAAATGTTGTACCCTACGGTCAGCTAATACTACAACAAAGTTCTCCTCTTACAATGATGACTCCATTCATCAACGGTCGAGATACAGAGTTCTTTCGTGCATTAGAATTCAACAGTGCAGAATATGGAAAAACTAAAAATAAAATTCTTGATTTTGTAGCAAACAACGATTGGTCAGGAAAGTCAACTGCATATATTCTTGACACCACACTTACTACAATAAATGCAGGTAAAGATGCAAATGCACCTTTTTACTGGACTGATTCTGTACCTTGTGGTAATGTATTTGAAACAACCACATACACTTTTAGTGCAATATCAACATATACATTTGATACTTTGTATAGCTATGACTTCACAACTGCAAATTATAACGGTATTTTAGTATACCTTACTCCAAAAGCAACTGGAAAGCAAACACAATTAATAGGAGACGGCGAAGAATACACAGTTGCAACAGATGGACCAAGAATTACAATCAATAGCAGTACCGTTACTCTAGAAATTGGTGATATAATTACCATTAGAGAATATACTGCCACATATGGAAGTTATGTTCCTGCAACTCCTAGTATGCTTGGACTATATCCAGTATATCTGCCACAATCCTTTGTAGACAACACCTATGTAACTCCTACTACTGTGATTCAAGGTCATGATGGAAGTTTAACCGTTGCATGGGAAACAGGTGATTATAGAAATGACGTCCTACTAGAACTAGAAAAACGCATATACAACAATATAAAAATTAATTCTGCTGAAAAATACGACCCACCATTGAGAGCAAGTGATGTTATTCCAGGACAATTTAGAACAACTGACTACACGCTAACAGAAGTTAATAATATCCTTAATGTAAGTTTTCTTGCCTGGGTTGGTGCAAACAGAGTAAATTACAAGGACCAATCATATGATGCTGATAATCAGTTTACTTGGAACTACTCTAATAGCTCAAATCGTCTCGATAATGATCCACTGTTAGGATTCTGGAGAGGCATATATTTTGATCTCTATGACACTGATAGCCCACATACACGTCCTTGGGAAATGGTAGGACTTAGTGTACGACCAAGTTGGTGGAATACTAAATATGGCCCAGCTCCATATACATCAGGAAACCTTGTGTTGTGGAACGACATGGCCAAAGGTATTATTGCGTACCCAACAGGCGATGTTGTAGTTAAAGAATTTGTACGTCCACAATTGCTCGACTGCTTACCAACTGATAGCCAAGGAAACCTTGTAAGTCCAATGCAAAGTATAGTTGGAAGCTATGATCAAAGTAGTTTTGTTAAAAGTTGGGTAGCAGGAGATTTTGGACCAACACAAACTGCTTGGAGAAGGAGCAGTTACTATCCTTTTGCAATTCAAAGATTACTTGCATTATGTGAACCAGCAAAATATTTTAGCTTATTTGCAGACAGAGATCTATACAAATACAACACTGAATTCAATCAGTACTTGTATAACAATAGATTTAGAATTGATCCAGCACAGGTTTCAGTATACGGTAATGGAATAATCAAAAATAGTTACATCAACTTTGTAGTTGATTATAACAGAGTCACTGGTACTGATAGCACAGTTTTAGTTACTGATAAACTTGCGAATCTTAATGTTAGATTGTGCTATAGAATGGCATCATTTAGTGATAAGAGTTATTTAAAAATATTTGCAGAAAAATCATCACCAAACAGTTTAAACAGTAGTTTGCTACTGCCTGATGAAAGCTTCAACTTGTACCTATATCAAAATCCAAGTTTTAGTGAAATCCAATACAGTGCAGTAACAGTACAAAGGACAACAAACGGATACTCAGTAAATGGATATAGTACTACGAAACCATATTTTGAGATACTGCAAAGTGTTCCAACTGGTAAGTTTACCAGTATCGATGTTAACGGTCAGCAAAGTAGAATTAATAATACCTATACAAATAATGTCGTACAAGTACCTTATGGTTATGTGTTTACAAGTACTAATTCAGTTGTTGATTTTCTCACAAGTTATGGAGCATACCTTGATAAACAAGGACTAACATTTGACAGTCAAGTAAACGAAACAATAGTTGACTGGACACAAATGGCAAGAGAGTTTTTGTATTGGGTTGGTCAGAGTTGGACAGTTGGTAGTCTTATAAACTTGAATCCTGGTGCTGATATACTCAAGCTAAAGCAGAATTTTGCAGTTGTTGAAAGTTTAAAAAACGAAAATATAAATGACATAATGCTTGATCAAAACTTTGAACCTTTGTTTGGAAAAGACTATGCAGTTGAAAGATTAGACAACGAATTAAAACTAATTGGTTTGAACAATCAAACATTCAGTTTTCTAAATGCTAGATTTACAAGTTACGAGCACATAATTGTTTTTGACAACACAACTATTTTTAATGACCTAATTTATAACCCTATTACTGGTGCTAGACAAAACAGGTTGTTACTGAATGGAAATACTGTTTATGAATGGAACGGCACTTTAGATGCACAAGGTTTTATTTTAAATCAAGACAATATCAAGGAATGGGTGCCAAATCAACCATATACAAAAGGTCAAATTGTTTTATACAAAGAAGCATATTGGAGTGCTACAAGACTGTTACCACCAAATCCAGAGTTTGTTTTTGCTGATTGGATAAAAAGTGACTTTGATAGAATACAAACTGGCTTACTACCAAATATTGCAACCAAAGCAGATGCTCAAAGAGAAAACTATGATATACATACTGCAAATTTAGAAAGTGATTCAACATTACTTGGTTTAGGATTAATTGGGTTTCGTCCGAGACAATATATGCAGAACTTGAACCTTGATGATATTTCTCAAGCAGGTTTGTACTCACAATTTTTAGGAACAAAAGGTACTATTCGTGCTGCTGAACAACTAAAAAGTGCAAACCTTGGCAAAGAAGAAGCTGAGTATGAAATTAAAGAAAATTGGGCAATACAACGTGGTATCTATGGTGCTAATGCAAATAGAAGTTACTTTGAACTTAGGTTAGATGAAAGCAAATTACTTGCTAATCCAAGTACAGTAGCAGTTGTTGACCCTGGAGACATAACTACTGCTAATCAAGAAATACTGATCAATAATATTTGGAAACAAAGTTATAAGATTACTAATAAAAATATATTACCCACTGTAGCAACTATTCCTGAGGATAGAGCATTACCAAGTGCAGGTTATGTAAATTATGATGATGTAGATATTAAAGTTTTTGACTTTGATGATTTAACCAATGTTGTAGCTAACTTAGATAAGATTGCAATAGGTACAAATGTTTGGGTTGCAAAAGCTAACTCATTTGATTGGAACATTTATCGAAATAATCTATTGAATGCCTCTTTGGAAATTGTAGTTGACAACTTAAATGACACATGTACTCTTACATTCAATACCAATCACAATTTGTCTGTTGGTAAAAGATTTGTAATTAAATATTTTGACGATGATGTTGATGGCGCATATATTGTAAACAGTATACCATCACTGAAAACCATTGTGATTTCTTTGAGCCTACCTGGTGACATAACTTCACTCACAGGAGATGGTTTAGTTCTTACTCTTGAGAGTGTTCGTGTTGCACAAACAAGTGATGTAGCAGATCTAAGTTTTGTAAACAATATTGTAACGGGCAATCAAGTTTGGGTTGACAATTTTGGCGACGATAAATGGGCAGTGTTACAAAAAATTAATCCTTTTGGAACATCTACTGAACTAGACGCAGATGCTCCTATAATCAATGACCTCTACGGAACAACTGTTGAGCAGGGATTGGTTGGACAAGGGTTAGCTATTGGTGCACCGGGTTATGGTAGCGGAACTGGTGCAATTTACTGTCTTAACAAATCTGATACAAATACATACAAGCAAGTTGCCATAATGACACCTGGAGCTACTGGATTTTCAGGAGTTGGCACAAGTTTAAGCGTTGGTAATAATGAGCGTATAGTTACAGGTGCTCCTGCTAGTGATAGTAATAAAGGTTATGCACTTGGCTTAAGACGTAATTCTTCAAATGGTACCTACACACAAACACAATTGTTCAACACAGGAACCAACAATGTTGATAATTTTGGACAGAGTGTTGCAGTAAGCGATGATGAACGTTGGTTGTACATTAGTGCTCCAACTGCAACTGCAAGTAGCAACTATGTGTACGCTTATCAGCAAATTGGTGTACAAGATCAAACAATAGAATACACCGCAAACGGTACAACCACTGATTTTATTATCACAGGTACTATTGTTGTAAGTTCTGTGAATTCAACTGCTGAAACACAAATTGGAGTTACTCGTAATAATGTATCGCAAACAGTTACAACTGAGTATACGGTAGAAACTGTTGGTGGCAATCAAGTTGTAAGATTTGTAACTGCTCCAAATGAAAATGATGAAATTAGAATAACTAGAAAACAAAGTGTTACCTATCTACCTAGTGTTCTTACCACAACTTTTTCAACTGCTACAGTGTTTAGCGTAACAGACATTTACAGTTTTGCAGTGTATTATAATGGTGAATTATTACGTCCAATACATGATTACACATTTGCCGCAAACACAGTTACTTTGTTGTCCGGGATAAGCTCCGGAGCTCTTTTAATAAGTGCTAAAACATATTGGGATTTTGTAGCAAACATAAACATTTCAGGAAGTGTTGGCGATTTAATCGGACAAAGTATCTCCACAACCACAGATGGTAGACAACTTATAATTGGTGCACCAGGATCAGATGTTACTGTGGGCTCGACTACAACTACCGACGCTGGTAAAGTTTATATCTATGATAGAAGTGTACAACGGTTTCAAGTTACTACTGCATCAACAACAACACAAAATTTTACAACAACAGATACTCCAGTAGGCACACCAGTTGTAACTGTAAATGGAACATACTTGATTCCTACTGCACAAAATAACAATTCACAATTCAGTCACTCAGGAACTACAATAACAATTGGTACTGCAACCAACCCCTACACACTGAATGTTGGCGACATTATTGAAGTTGAAACAAACACATTTAGATTGGTACAAACAATTAATTCACCAACACCTGGCGAAGAGTATAATTTTGGACAAGTGGTAGATATGTGTTCAACCAATTGTAGTTTGTACATTGCAGAGCCAAATGATAGCACTATTACAGTTCAAGGCGGTAGTGTTGATAGATGGATTAATCAAAGCAGATTGTTTGGCACAATCACAGGAACTGAAACAAATCCCGTGCTTACTGCTACAGACAGTATAAGAATTAACAATTATTATGTCACACTCACTGGTACAACAGTTGCAAGTTTGGTTACGGATATAACAAATGCAGATATACCAAATGTTTCAGCTAGTGAAGTAAATGGTGCGTTACAAATAAATCTCACTAACATACAAGCAGGTGAAGAATTTATTAAATTACAAGTAGCACCAGGTAATGGAACTGCATTTGCAGATCTT